AACGACTCGACCACGATGCGGCTCGACAAGGCTCTCGACGCGCTCCGCGCCGAGATGGCGGAAGGGTTGTCCGAGGGCGAAGCATACGACCAACTGGCCGTGAGGGTGGGCGCGGTCTTCGATGAACTGGAGACCACCCGCTGCGAGATGATCGCGCGGACCGAGGGCAGCCGCGCGACGCACGCGGGGGACATGATGACCGCGGCAGAGTCGGGGGTCGTCAAAACCGTCGAGTGGCTCGCCAGCGGCGACGCCTGCGACAAGTGCGAAGACTTCGCCCGCAAGGGCCCGATCCCGCTGGGCCACAAGTTTGGCGAGGACGACTACGGCGTGATCCTCCATCCGCCCGGACATCCCAACTGCATGTGCAGCGTGACCTACGGCTTGAAGTCCGCCGACGAGATCGACGAGCAAGCCGCCGCCGACGTCGCCTAAAGCACTCCCCGCCGCGCCCCCCACAACCCAACACACCGCACGCATGGCCGTTAATCCCAACCTCCACGGCTACCTTCTCTCCGTCATCCGCAAGCACTCCCTGCGCGGCGACCTGCTGACCTACGGCCGGCAGAACATCTTTGCCCCCGAGGGCATGATCGAGTGCCTCGCGCAGCAGCTCGACATGGCGCTGGTGGACGTGCCGCCGCACACGCGCCACGCCCTTGAACTGGCCCACCCACTCCGCCCCACGCAGTACCCCAAGCCGCGGCCCTGCCCGGAGATCAACGACCAGATCTACTTCCGCCAGCTCGGCTTCAACACCGTCACCAGCCTGGACGGCGACGACTTCGAGGGCTGCACGCGGGTGTGGGACATGAACGCGCCGGGCGCCCCGCCCGACCTCCGCGCCGCGTTCGACTTGACGCTGGAGATTGGGACGATGGAGCACGTCTTCCACGTCCCCAACTTCATGCTCAACGACTTCCAGATGTTGAGGGTCGGCGGGCTGACGTGGCGCATCATCCCGATGAACAATTGGGGCAACCACGGCTTCTACCAGGTCCAGCCCGCCCTGCTGAACGACTACTACACCGCCAACGGCTGGGAGATCGTCGAGCGCCACGTCTTGAAGACCACCGGCGGCCATTGGGGTGCCGATGACAATGACCTCGAAGTGATCGTCTGCGACCCCCGGACCTACTGCTACAACTTCGGCCAGCCGGCCGGCGACACGTACTACCTGGCCGCGATCCTGGCCCGCAAGCTGGCCGACTCGCGCGGGGACGTGATCCCGCAGCAGGGGTTGTACGCGAAGCAATGGTCCCCGCCGCCCCAAGCCTGAAACAGACCCCGTACCGACACAAGGCCCCACGGCACTCATGCCCAACGCACACCTGTCCCGGCGCTCGCCGGAAACCGTCGTCGAGGAAGCAACCACCGGGTTCAAGATGCCCGAGCGCCTGGCGAACATCATCGCCGAGGAAGCCAAGCATCTCCCCAAGGACTTCACCTATCGCCGGCAGGCCAAAACCCCCAGCGACTTCCAGCTCGACGACGGCTCGCGCACGGACGTGAGCACGGTCACCACCGACGCGGTTGACCACGAAAAGGAAGTGGTCATGCCCGGCGGCTTGGACCTCTCGGTCTTCCGCGCCAACCCGGTCGTGCCCTTCGCCCACGACTACCAGAGTTTGCCCGTCGGCAAGGCCCTGTGGATCCGCTCGGCGGGCCGCGGCCTGGCGGCCATGACGAAATACGCGAAGCGCCCCGAGGGATTCACCGACTGGCTCCCCGACGCGATCCTCTCGATGCAGCAGGAGGGCATGTGTACGGGGAAGAGCATCGGGTTCGTGCCGCTGAACGTGCGCGAGCCCACCAGCCAAGAGATCGAGACCCGCTCCGACATCCGCGCCGCGATGGGCGGCGGCACGTCGCTCTCGCGCGGCCGGCCCGTGCTGGTGGTCGATAAGGCACGGCTCCTCGAATACTCCGTCTGCGCATTGCCCTGCAACAGCGAGGCGCTGACGATCGCCGTGTCCAAGTGCTTCAAGGACGCCCCCGACGAGGCCGAGCGGCTGCTCGCCGCCGCCAAGACGATCGCGGCGCTCATGGTCGAGCAGAAGGGCAGCACCGGCAATCCCGACGTGGATCGCGTCAACAGCGAGCGCCCCGTCTCCTGCCCCAAGTGCCAGAGGATCGACTGCGTGACGAAGGTTGAGGACGCGGACCTCTACACCTGTTCGATCTGCAAATCTCTGTTCGACAAAGAGGGCGACTTGCTTCCCCCCGAGCGCATGCCGCTCTCGGGCACGGCCAATCCCCCCGCCAAGTCCGCAGTGCAGCTCGCCGAGGAATCCGCCGGCGGCGTGCCGTTCTTCTCGGCCGAGACCCTCGCCGCCCACCGCAAGCGCGCCATGGACCGCGTGCCCAGCATGATCCAGGAAGCCACCAAGGCCGCGATCGCGGAAGCGATCGACCGGATCAGGGGGCGCGTCTAAACCAGTGACGACCATTCAATTCACGTTACAAGCGGCGATGACCGCGCCGGCCGCCGGGCTGTCGCGAGATGAAATCTGGTCGGCGATCTGCGCCATCGGCGTCCGCAAGCTGGAGATCCGCCAGCAGGCGGGGGCCGACGGCACGCGCATCCCCTGCATGGGGCCCGTGCGCGGGCATGGCCTCAAAACTGTGCTGGCGGCGCTGGCGCCGTACAATCAACGCCTCGACGAACTACAGCGCTGGGATGTGGCCAAACGCCTCAAGCCGGCGCGATAGGTGCGGAAGTAGCCAACCTGGCAGAGCGGCCCAATACGCACGGGCGTGCAAACCGACGCGGACCCTGAGCGAGCGGAACGGTTTGCGGGTGAGGATGCTACCCATGCGGGTTCGAGTCCCGCCTTCCGCTTTCTCCAAGCCCCACATCACCACCAGTTAGTCCCACGCCACGCCACGGCTGACCCGTCCGGCGGAGGCATCAGAGGACAGCCTCGCCAGAGATTGCAGGCCCGCGCAGCGGGAGCCGGAGCAATCAGGCGATACGCTCCCTCAGAGATGCCAGCCCAAGACGCCCACGCCTCGACGCGCGCGCACGGGACTGCGAATCGTTCGCACTGTTTCCCCCTTTCCATTCCACCGACACGAAAGATCCCAACCCCATGTGGTTGAAGATCCTCCAGACCACCAAGCAGTTCACGAAGCTCGGCGAGATCCTCGAGGTCGCCGATGACGCCAAGGCCGAGATGTACGTCGAGGCCGGCATCGCCGAGAAGTCCGAGGCGCCCGCCGCAGCCACCACCGTCGAGAGCGAGATCAAGAGCCTCGTCTCCGCGGCCGCCAAGGCCGCCGCCGCCGAGGCCGTGGCCGAGATTACCAAGGGCCTGGCTACCAAGCTGCCCAAGAAGCTCGACCATACCTTCGACGACGCTGCGCAGATCGACGTGGTGGGCAGCCTGCCCCGCTACGGCTCGATGCGCAACTTCCCCAACACCAACGATGGCCGCAAGCGCGCCTATCGGTTCGGGACGTGGCTCATGGGCAACTACGCCCAAAATCTCATCCTCGACCCCGAGCGCAAGGCCCACGTCCAGCGCTACGTCAAGAAGTGCCGCGACATGGGCATCTCGCTCAAGCGCGTCGCGATGATCGACGATGGCGAGCAGGTCATCACCGCCACGAAGCTCGTCGGCGGCGAGATGGTCGAGACCAAGGCGTCGAGCGAGAACGTGAACGCGAGCAGCGGCTTCCTCGTTCCCGACGAGTTCCAGAACGACCTCATCGACCTCCGCGAGAAGTACGGCGTCTTCCGCCAGAACGCGAAGATCGTCCCGATGGCGTCCGACACGCGCAGCGATCCGCGGCGTAAGGGCGGCACGCAGGCGTACTTCGTCTCCGAAGACGGCGCCGGCACTCAGGCAACCAAGTCGTGGGACCGCGTTCGCCTCACGGCCAAGAAGCTCATGGTCCTGTCCAAGTACAGCAACGAGCTGAACGAGGACGCCCTGATCTCCATGGCCGACGACCTCGCTGGAGAAGCCGCATACGCCTTCGCTAACAAAGAAGACGATTGCGGTTTCAATGGAACAGCGACCGCCGCGTACGGCGGAATCACGGGCGTCGGGACCAAGCTGTTCGGCGTGAGCGGCACGGTCGCCAACATCCTTGGCATCACCGTCCAGACCGGCACCGGCAACTGGAACTCGATCGTGCTCTCCGACTTCAACAAGGTCGTGGGCACGCTCCCGGAGTTCGCCGACGCCAACGCCAAGTGGTACATGAGCCGCACGTTTTGGGGCCAGGTCGCGCAGAAGCTGGCGACGGCCGGCGGCGGTAACACCGCGGCCACGATCCGAGACGGCAGCCGCGAGAAGATGTTCCTCGGCTACCCGGTCGTCATCAGCCAGGTCATGATGAAGACCTACGCGACCAACAAGGCGGACTGCTACTTCGGCGATCTGGCCATGGCCGCGAGCCTCGGCGATCGCCGCAGCTTCACCCTCTCGCTGTCCGATGCTGCCCTGAACAGCTTCGAGCAGGACGAGATGGCGCTGCGGGCCACCGAGCGCTTCGACATCGTGGTCCACGACGTCGGCGAAGACTCGACGGCCACCGCCCGCGATCCGGTCATGGGCCTGACGGCCGGCCCGATCGTGGCCCTGTTCTCGGCGAATACCTAATAGCCGCAGCCTCTCCCTTCCCCTTCCGACTCACAGCCCTCGCGTCATCCTTCGGGTGGCGCGGGGGCTTTCCCTGAAACGAAAGCCTTTTCGTCGTGATTCAAAACGATTTCGCCTACCGGCTGCCGATCTTCGCGTCCAGCACGACCGCAGCGGCCACCGCCACGGGCACCGTCGATCGCCTCGGCTACGACTACGTGCGCTTCGCCGTGCTCCTGCCCACTTCTGACTCCAGCACTTCGGACCAGCCGACCGTGCTCAAGATCAGCGAGTGCGACACGAGCAACGGCACGTTCACGGACGTGTCCGGGCTCATCGGCGGCACCAACGCCGCCAACGGGTTCACGATCCCGCTCTGCAAGTCGGCCATCAGCAACATCACTGCCCCTTACGCAGTCATCAATTGCGATTGTCGCGGACGCAATCGGTTCCTGAAAATCTCGATTAGCCCCGCGACTACCCAGATCATCACTGTTCTGGCGGAACTGCAAAGGGCTGAGGTTACGCCGGCCACGACCGACCAAGCTCTGGTCGTTGTGAACGGCTAAGCCGCGCCGTCTTCCCGTTGCTGCGGGTGCTTCGTCATTGAGAGATCTTCTTTGGTGATGAGGCACCCGCAGTGCGGCATCAGCCCGGCCACCACGCAGATCATCACCGTGGTCGCCGAACTGCAACGCGCCGAGGTCACCCCGCTCACGACCGACCAGGGTCTGGTCGTCGTGAATGGGTAAGCCGCAGCTCCGCTGCACAAACCAGCCCACGCCGTCCTAACGGGCGGCGTCGGGTTTTCCGCCTCGCTCCCCCTCAAGCCGTTCGCTTCCAATCCCTAACCCGGAGACCCATGTCCGATGCGCTTATGGCGTCCGCGCCAGCCGACGCCGCCCCCGCCGCCGCTGTTTGCCCCGAGCAGTTCTTCGCCCAATACGGTGAGGACCGATGGATCGCCGA